TGGCCGCGCCATAGGCGCAAGCACCGAATGAGAAAACTCAAAAAAGTGGCGTTTAGCCACTTTTTTGACACTCTGAAGCGCCGGCAGAAATGCCGGCGCTTCTTTACAGGTCGTCCGCGTCCTGCACCGGCTGCATATCCTCCTCGTCATCGTAGGTGCCGGTGTAGCTGCCCATCACGTCGGAGGGTATCCTGCGCTTGCCCTGGCTCCTCAGGGTATGGGTGAGGTTCTCCATGTCCTTTTTCTTCTTCAATTCCTGCGCCTCCTTTTATGCTTTTTGCCTATTATGCCGCGCCCCGCCCCTTCTTAGCCGCAAATTCCTGCTCTATGGGGCCGGTGCCTTCTTCCTCGCCATAAGCCTGCTCCCGCTCCTTTTCCTTCTCCCCGGCGGCCTTCTTTTCCGCCTCCTCCAGCTTTTTCGTCATAAGCTCCTGAACCTGCTCCTTTCCGTCGAATACCATCATCTCGAGGGCCACGTCGGCGGTTATCATGCCGCACTTGAGCATGCTGAGCATGAGCTCGTTGTGGGCGGTAACGGAGAAGCGGTTCTCCCGCTGTACCTTTACGGATACGGTAAATTCGAGGGGTATATCGTTGCCGAGGGCGGTCTTTTTCATGAGCTTATTGGAAAGCAATGTATCTGTGCGGTTCTTCAGGTGTACCTTTCTCGGGAATATGCAGTACTCCCTCTCCACCTCTATCTCCAGGCGCACTGCCTGCTCGAATGCGTCGTGTATGGCCTTGGCCGCCATGCGGCTCCGCTTGCTGCTCATCTCCTGCAGCGCGGCTATGGCAGAGGCCGCAGTTACGCCCCCGGTTGCCATGCCCCGGGAGAAGTCGTTTGCGCCGGACTCCTCCTTTATGCCGTTTCGCATGGAGCGGATATAATCCAGTATGTAGCCGGGCAGGGGGGCGGTGGAGAACCATGTGACGCCGTTGAGGTTTTCGCCCCGGTGTACCTCCTTTGACCAATCCCTGAGGTCGTCTATGTCGAAGCCGGAGGCGCCGGTGACCAGCAGCTTGTTATGGCTTGCCATCAGGGCGTTTTTCAGCACTATCTGGTCCAGCTTATCCGAATAAAGCTGCTGGTTCTCGAACATGTCCACAAGGCCGAAACCGAGGCAGCTGCCCCTCCTGGGGTAGAGGGCGGTCACCACGAAGGGATATTCCCCGTGGGCATAATAGCCCTCCGGGCGCTGCCTTGCGCTGTCCTCCAGCAGCACCCCGCCGGCCAGCTTCAGCATCCTTACGGAATACCTGTCGGTATCCGGGTCGTATTCCCTGAGCCAGCATTCGATAAGCATTATGCTGTCCTCATCGGATACGGTCAGCAGGCTGTCCCGGACGGGTTTTAGCAGCAGCCCGTCCGCCTCCATCTCCCGCTCCTTATCCGGATAATGCTGCCTGAACCAGGCACGGGGGTAGGGCACGAACTTGAACACCGCCCTGCCGTCCCCGATGTCGGGGCAGAGAGGGTCGAACATTATGCTCCGGGGATCCACCTCCCGAATGAACGCTCCGCCCATACCGCAGTTAAGCCTCTTGTCAAAGCCTGCCTCCTGCACCATGTACCCGCCCACGAGCAGGTCGTGGGACAGCTTGGCATACTCTCTGGCGTACCCGGCGCGGATGTGGTTTTCCCGTATGGCGCCGGTAAGCATCTCGGCTATCTCGCCGTACTCCGGGCTGTCCGCGGTGATTATGGCCTGAGGGTACTGGTCCACAAGGTCTGCCCTGATGTTTTCTATGGTTGACTGGATTATGGGGGTGACGGGCCGTGGCTCCCCGGGGTCTGCCTCCGGCACGTCGTGCCAGTGGTCGCCCCGGTACATGCGCTCGCACTTTTCCAGCCGCTCCCACTCCCTGCCGTAGGCGTTCCTGTACTCCTCAAACAGGTCGTATATGGCCTGCACGTTGATGTTTTCCTGTATGGTCTGCATATAATATCTCCTTTTTACTTATTCATTCCTCACTTTGCAAGAAAGCCCCCTTTTCCCTCCGGCTCCTCGCTGAAGGGATCGTAGGCAGGGCTCCTCCTCCTCCTGGGCTCCGCCGATACCGCGGGCCGGGACATCAGCGCGTAACGCAGGGATTCCGGCGCGTGATCCTCTCCCTGGGCCGCGTCCTCCCGGTCGTGCTCGTCGAATATCAGTCCCGGCAGCGTGCGTATCAGGTTCTCGCAGCAGGAGAATATCTTCAGCCGCGGCTCGCCGTCCGGGGCGTCCGCAAGGTAGCTGCGCACCCGCTGCCAGCCCGCAATGCGGGAATTGTCCGCGGGGGTCAGCGGCACCCCCGAGAGTGAAAAAAGCTCCGCTATGCTCTCCCCCTCGAAGCCGCCGTTGGCCTTCAGCACCGCCCCCCGCTTCTGCCACATATCCGGCGACGCAACGGTGTAGGCTATATCCTCCCCCTCCGATTCCCTGCGTATCCGCTCCGCCACCTGATCGGCCCTTGTGTAGCGCAGGTACAGCTCACGGTAGGTATACACCCGGCCCTCCCCGTCCACCGCATGCCACAGCACGGCGCAGGGGTCGTTGTAGCCCCAGTCTATGGAGCGGAACCTGCGCCACCAGCCCGGCAGCTCAAAGGGCTCTATAACGTGCCTTGTCCGGGAGAATTCCCGGAAAAACTGCCCCGCCAGCACGTCCCAATCCCCGTCGAGGTAAGCCCGGCGCAGCTCCTCCGGCAGGTTTTCAAGCTGCCTGAGATACTCCGGGTCGGCGGTTATGAGAGCCGGGTTATCGTATATCCTTGCGGGTATGAACCTGTAGTCCGCCGCCCGCTCGCCCCGCCTGTACGTCCTGTCTATGAACAGCCGCTTTACCCAGCCGTGGCCAATGCCGCCGGGGTTGCAGGTATAGTACATGCGGGGGGAGAAGTCCCGCCGCACCGTCCTGTTGCAGGTGGTGAGAAACTGCATCTGCTCCTCGGTAAAGTGGGTAGCCTCCTCAAGGCCTATCACCTCGTATTCCTGCCCCTGATACTGGTAGACGTCGCTGGCGCTGTCGCAGTAGCCAAGCCGCAGCCTGCTGCCGTTTGGGAACTTAAAGACTCGCTCCGCCGCGTTGTATTTTGCGGCGCCTTTGAGCTCCTTCAGCAGCGGTATGACGTGGTTTTCCCTCAGCTCCGGCAGCGTCCGTCTCATTATAAGGGCATTGAGGCCGGGATAGTTCAGGGCGAGCAGCACCAGCTTCCGGCGCATGGCCCAGCTCTTGCCGCCGCCCCTGGCCCCTCCGTAGGCCGTGTGCCGCGCCGTGGAACGGAAAAATTCCGCCTGCTTTGGGTTGGGAATTCCCTTCAGTTCGAGTATCATACTGTTTTCCTCCTTTCTGAAAATACGCGCCAAATTTCTGCGCAACAAAAAAGGGCGAACCTTCCGTTCGTCCCAGTGGCTCCCCAGCCCTATCCGGCGCAGGGCCTTTTTCTCACCGTATTTAGTATAAACCCGCAGGATTTGCCTTTCAACGACAGTTTAAAGGCATTTTCAGGGCGCGAATTGTGCAGGTTTGCATAGTAAAGTACCTTTTTCGGTATAAGTTTGTTTTTTATTATTGACGCTTCTCTCCTTGAGGTTGTATTATTTGGTTACAGCAATCAATCGAACAAACGTTCTGCCATTACTACTTCCTAAAGGAGGATCAGAAGATGAATCATTCTGAAGCCGAAAACCACATGCTGAGCGTGCCCGCGCTGGACATGTACTATGGCGGCCATATGGACAGCAACGCGTCTCAGGCGGCCATGGCGGCCACGGAGCGCAGGCTGTACGCCCTGCCCATAATACGTGAGCGCATAGAGGACAATCGCGAGGAGCTTACGGAGCTGGAAAACTGCGGCGTAGAGGCGCTCCGGCACCACTCCGCGTCCCTTGTGCGCCTCATACGCCCCGGCATGCGTCTGACGCCGGAAGAGGTCCATTCCGCCCAGATGGCAGAACTCAGGGCGCGGCTGGCGGCGGACGAGCGAGAAGTCCGCAAAATGCAGCACGCCCTGCGCTCCATAGGGGAGGACCCCTATTATCTCACCATAGAGCTGAAGTACTTCGACAACGTGAAGGACGCCGACGCGGCGCTGCGTCTCCGCTGCGATCCCGCAACGGTGCGCCGCAACCGCAGGCGGCTCGTCCGCCGGCTGGCGCTCAGGCTCTACGGCGTGGAATGCATCTGAAAGGAAGCATCAAAAAAAGCGGCTCCCTCGCCTCCTAATAAGAAAACATAAGAAAGTCAGTAAAATCAATGTTTTCAAAGGCAGGGAACACGGTACGAAGTCAAAAAATCTCATACTGACAGGCACGAAGGGCGCTGATTTTCACATCAGCGCCCTTTTCCTGTCCCCACGCCATAGGCAGCCGCCCTATGGCGTTTTTTCATATCCGTACCTATACCCACCCGAAAAATGTATCAATTAGGGTGCGGAAACCTCTGTTTTTTTCTCTCAGAGCGCCGCTTGAAGGGCGGCGCGGGTGTTTCCCCATGGGAAGCGTCCGAGAGGCAGGACAGGGGCTTTTTTGCGTCAAAATCAACACTTTTCAAAACCAGAGAAAGGAGGCGCCGGATATGGCAGTTTTCCGCATCGAAAAGACCAGAGATTACACGGTCATGTCTAACTACCACCTGCGGGACAGGTCGCTGTCCCTGAAAGCGAAGGGGCTGCTGTCCCTCATGCTGTCGCTGCCGGAGGACTGGGACTACACCATGAAGGGGCTTGCCCGCATCTGCAAGGACGGCATCGACAGCATCAGCGGCGGGATCCGGGAGCTGGAGACACACGGCTATCTCGTCCGGGCGCGCGTCCGCAACGAGAACGGGCAGCTTGGCTCCATCGAGTACACTATTTTGGAGCGGCCGAAGGAACCGGCACAGACGCCCGCGCCTGTTCGGGAAAAACCTATACGGGAAAATCCAATACAGGTAAATCCAATGTTGGATGCTCCAATTCAGGAGAACCCCGCCCAATTAAATACTAAAGAACAAAATAAAGAATTATCAATTACGCAAGGATCAAGTCCTATCCCATCAAGTCCCCCTACCCCCAGAGAAAAAAGCAGGATCGGACAGGACAGGATGCGGGAGCGCGAGAGCTACCGGGAGATCATTTTGGAGAACATCGACTACGATATCCTCACCCAGGATGAAAAGCTGGACAGGGACCGTCTGGACGAGCTGGTGGAACTCATGGTGGATACCGTCTGCTCCAACCGGGAGATGATCCGTATCGCCGGGGACGACTACCCCGCCGAGGTGGTGAAGTCCCGGTTCTTGAAGATCGACAGCTCCCACATCGAGTATGTGCTGGAACGGATGCGGGAGAACACCACCTATGTCCGCAATATCAAGAAATATCTGCTGGCCGCGCTGTATAACGCCCCGGTCACTATGGACAGCTACTATACATCCCTCGTCAGCCATGACCTGTACGGAAGCGGAGATCGGAGGTGAACGCCTTGCAGGAAGAAATCACGCAGAAAACCCTTGCGCTTTGTGTGCAGACCGGTAAAATGACCGCCCAGCTTTTGCAGCAGGCCATGAAGAAGGTGCTGGCGGATATGGAAAAGCACAAGACTAATCCCCAACTCCGGCACGGAAAGCAGACCATCCGGCAGCTTATGAAGCATGGAGCCGGCGTGTCCAATATCGAGATCACAGACCAGAATATCAAGGCGTTCTCCGCTACGGCGAAGAAGTACGGCATTGACTTTGCCCTGAAAAAAGATACCACCGGGGAGATCCCCCGCTACCTGGTGTTCTTCAAGGGCAGGGACGCCGACGCGGTGACGGCGGCCTTCCGCGAGTTCTCCGCAAAGAATCTGGCGAAGGAGAAAAAGCCCTCCATCCGTAAACGGCTGACCAAGGCCAAGGAGCAGACGAAGCGGCAGGAGCTGGAGCGGGGCGAGAAGGTCAAAAACAGGGATCGGGGGCTGGAACGATGACGGGAAAGCTGAAAAAGGCCCTGCTGCCGAACCTTCCGTATCTGCTGTTCGCCTGGCTCTTTGACAAGCTCTGCCAGGCGGTCCGGCTCTCACCGGGGGCGGACGCTTCGGAAAAGCTGCTTTGTATCGCCCAGGGCTTCACCGAGGCCTTTGCCTCCCTCTGGATCAGCCTGCACCCTTTGGACCTGCTGCTGGGCGTGGCCGGGGCGGCGCTTGTCCGGTTGGCGGTGTACCTGAAAGCGAAAAACGCGAAGAAATATCGCCGTGGCGTTGAGTACGGCAGCGCGAGATGGAGTGCATAATTTTAAGTGTAAATGACACATACATGGACGCACAGGAGGTTATGCACATGACTGATTATAGCAAAATTACAGCCCTTTACTCCCGCCTTTCCGTGGGCGAC